TGGATGAATCCGGTGCTTTCTAACAAATTGAATGATAATAAACTTAGTCTACCTTCCCCGTCACCATCTGCTGGGAAGGATGACCCTAAAGAAAATAAGATGAAAACCAGTCAAACTCCTCGGTCGCCCTCTGCCGTGGAGCGAGACTATAAACCTACTAAGAGTAAACGCGTTGAGCACGATCGTGTGTCGTACAAGGATCGACCCCCTGAGTTCCGCGTTTCACAACACCATATCAAACCCTCGTACGACGATGAGCTGCGTCCATGCGAACCTCCAGAACTTGACAGCTCACGCGCGTGTAAGAAAGCGCTGAAGAAGCGCACTGAACTCGCGAACCCCCCCCCTCCCATCGTTCAAGGATCTCCGATGGATATTTCAAAACTCAGCCCACAAGAGAAACAGCGTCTCCTAGCCGCCGATATTAGGCTAAAGAAAGCCTATGACGCTAAACGTGTCGGGGGATATGGACCTTCTTCCACTTCGAGCCCCACGTCAACGACTCAATCGTCGACCTCGTCCGGTAGCGCGACACCCTGCTCGTCTATGAGCCCCACCGAATCACGCTCGAGCGTTCGTAGTTCATCGCCGAATGACAGCGATGACGAAGGGTCCGACAGCGACTCTTCTACACCGATTCCGCCACGCCTTCCCGTTCCTCCCCCATTGAACGGTCGCGGTTTCTCCACGCGATTGAAGCAATCTCGCCCCTTGGCTAAGAATAAATCGATCATCGAGTACGCCAAAGCTAATGGCGTCAAACACCACGCGGCCGGTATTACGGCCAATCCCCACGCCCTAGCCGACTTTCAACGACAATGCGCTGCTCATTACATGGTTTGTCGTTCGGCTAAGAAAGCGCAAGAGTTGTGCGAAGAAGAGGGTTACACTGATCTTATTCTTGTCGATCTCTGGGGCTGTCAAAAAACGTGGTTGTTTTTGTCGGTTGACCCTAACGTCGTCGCCGTCAAAGAAATTGAGCACAGGTGTCGGATTTACAGTCCGCCGAGTATCACCAATCTCGACATTATGAAAGGGGTTAAAGACACCACCTCCGGGATCCCTACGCCGTCGGGTTTCATGATGATGGACGTTTACGACGCGTCGCCTGAAGATATATTTGAACGAATGGACGCGTATAACCCTAAGGCCCAGTTATGGATGGCCGTCCGTTATTTTCCGAAACATTACCTCAGTGGGGGTAAGTTATATCCTGTCGTCGGTGGTACTTTTTCTTCAGGAGCCTATTATGAACGTCGAGGTGAGGCGATTCATTATCATCCCACCCTCGATGAGCCGCCTTACGTTCAATTTCAAGACACCGATTGGCTCTTTTCAAAGACCCACATGCGCGTCGGCGACCGTTTTTTATCATGGGGCTTCTCCTCCCAGGTCGGGGAATACTATGTTTTCGCTGTCAACATAGTCGAGGAGCTTCCAATCGTCCGCGTCCCTTCACCCGTTCGTATTCGGAACGTTGCGTTTGTTGCTGAGACGACTCCTCAGTGTGGTGACGATTGGTCGTCCGAGTCGTTATTTCGCAGACATTTTCCCACCCTTGCTTCTCTGCTTGACCGGTACCTCTATCGTTCCCAGGATATTATCGTATGGTCGCTACCGGCATCCGTGTACTCTAAGTACTCGATGAAACCCGCCACTCGTAACTCCTTTTCCGCCCTTTCAGCCGACGTTAATGAATATTTTAAAGCGGACAATGCTGCCAAGCTTTACATTTCGGGCTGCTCAGAGCCTGATCGCCTCATTAAGGACACCGTCGCCTATTATTATAACCTCGATAGGGTTCGAGATGGGCAAATATACGACAAGATTTCGTCGTATCCAAACGGGTTCAATTTCGGTCAGCCCATCGTCCATACTCGAGCCCAGATTCCCACTTGGGTCTGGGCCGTCGCCGGTGGCTTAAGCGCGCTCTGCTTCTTGTATCTGAAGTACAAATTTCCCGGTGTCACGTGCAGTTCGATTTCGGCGTATCGACCTCCCTCGTTCCACATTGAATTACCCCCTTCTGCCGCTGTCCAGGTCCCGACTATTGTGGAAACCGTCGTAGAGTCCGCCCCTCCTGTCAATCTCACCCGCCTCGTTACGGACTTGGTCGTTCCCGCGGTGCAACAACAAGTCGCAGGGGCGATATTGACTAGTGAAGATGTTCTCGACGCCTCTGATCGTGTTGTTGACTCTCTCGTTCGCCCGGCTATCAATGTCTTGTCGTTCTGTGCTCAAATTATAGCATGTGCCGCGGGCGAGGAGCTTTTTAAACAGGCCGTGTACAAGATAACCGGTAAATGGTGGGCCGGTCCCGTTCTCAACACCGTCGCAGACGTTGTTCAAGACGTTGTCGTTGGGCGGTTTAGTCCCGCTACTTGTTTCCCGAAATCGATTTTTCGAGTTGGGCTTCATACTCTTTTTCAATGGGCCGGTTTCGGCGTGGGCACTGTCATCCACGCTGCGTGGAATATCGACACCTTCACACGCATGCTAGGCGGCAAAGCCATTTTGGCCGGTGCCACCCCCGCTTATGCACCTTTTATAGCCGTATTGGGCGCTTATCTGTGTTGCAATGTTCTTTATCAGGACATCACCGCCAATCGCACAGTGTTTCAACCAGCCGTCCTCGATCCGCGTATCGAGGACGCCCCTCCAAATTCTCCTTATGAGCCCACCAGTTACGCCAACATTTATAGTCTTGCCGTACGCCCGAATGAAGCGCCCAATTCTGGCGTGTATCGTTGGGCAGTCCAGGGCGGCGAACACGTTTTTCCCCCCGAGCGTCCCGAAGGTCCCGCTATGCTAGCAGCGGCCATATGTCATCGCCTACTCGCCCATCGAGCTCATGACTGTCCTTGCCGGTTACACCAGTACGCCGAAGTTAAAGAACCGGAAGACGCCCCATGCGAATTGGCTAGACATTGGAAGCGCGCATCCCGAACATTTCTAGCTGTCGTCGATCAACTTCGGTCCGAAGACCCCGAGATCGACGAAGACTTCCATGAGGTTCGAAACAGCGATTCCGAGTCGCTTTTCTACAAGTGGGTTTTTCATTTGAGCTCGAAACCCAAGATAGATCGCATGTTCAACGCTCGACAAGCGTTAGAGGAAGGGGCCCGAATGAAGTACACAGCAGAGATACAAGTCAAAGGTGATACTGTCGACTTCCGCCGCACTAGTCGTGTCGATCCGTCTAGTGTCCTCTACCAAGATGCATGGTGTAAACCCCGCCCGATAATTAATGTCGATGCCACGTGTCAGGTTGTTACGGCCCCGATTATACACCATGTTAGTTCGGTTTATTTCCCCGCCATATTTTCATACGAACTCAAGTTTTTTCGTATACGCAGCCGGATGTACTCGATTACTTATAGCTGCGGGGCGACCGCCGAGCTGCTTACACAGTGGTACAGAGACGCCCTTTCCTCCATACACAGCGGAGTTACCGCGTGTTTTATAGTCCAAGGCGACGATACTTTCGCTTTGTTCCGAGACGACGATGGAGAAGTTAAGGAGTTTGAGTGCGACTTCTCAGCTTATGATCGCACTCAAGGGGCCCACGCGCAAAAGAACAAACTCGATTTTTATCGGCACATCCACGTTCCACGTCGGGTGATTCGTACCCTCAACTCTGTCTTGATAGCTCCCCGCCGCTTGAAACTTAGGGACCAACGTATTTATTTGACCCCGGGTGAGAATATAGCCTATCAGACCGACACCGGCAGTAGCGACACCTCTTTGACCAATAGTGTCAACAATTCTACGAGCGTCGTTAATGCGATTGATACAGAGCGTTTCCCACGAGGATATGATGAGGCGGCCGCTGACCTTGGATTTGAAGCTAAGAGCGCGATCCACAAACTTGGTCGCGGTACTTTTTTGAAAGGGGCTTGGTTCCTAGGGGGCAAGTGGTGCTGCCTACCCTCCGCAGTCGTCAAGATGGGCAAGACTCTCACCAATCCGCTGCTTCATTTCCCTTCCCTTTTGGCAGCCCATGTGTCGATATATCGGGCGTACAAAATCCCGACCAATCTCCCTATTTTTAGGGCGCTCGATTATAGCTATGATAGCACCCCAGAAGAGATTCGATTGGCCACTCGTCTCACCGATAAGTATTACATGGTTACAGGACTAGGCGGTACGGCCTCCCCCGCCGACATCCAAGACTTTTACGACTTTTGCGAGGACCGCTATAAGTTGTATCCTGAGGAAATAGAGTCGTACGAGGCGGCTCTCTATCAGAACGTCCCTCATTGGGTCTTCGACAGTCTGGCAGCAGACTATCTGTGACGGTGCGTGGCGTACCGCAAGAGATTTCAAGTTTTATCTATGCAGTATGCCAAAAAA